TTTTTGTTTTATCTGTATAACATTTCACATATTTATTATTCCAAAGATCCAGACATTGTAAATACTGAAAATTCATTCGTGTATATTTATTTAAATGCTTAATATGATGACTGTATTTACTGATTCCAAGTTTAAATTCATACTTTCTGACAGTATTCATATATTCAATCCATGCATTTTCACCATAAGTTGACTTAAAAATCTTGTGTCCTTTAAACATCGAAATATTCCAAATACAATCTATATCATCAACATTGTGAACATGACCATAGATATCAGTGATAGTAGTATAACCCCATTCTTTGAGAATTTGTTTAAATGGTACATACACAGAATAGCCTTTAATAAATGGCAAACGCACCTGTGTTCCAATAACTTTATAGTCTAATCCAAGCTGTTCACTCACAGTATTCATAAAGTTTTCTTCATGACAACCACATCCGTCAAAAGGTGATAATCCAATATCTTTTAATCCTTCTTCAATTTCTCTAGTCTTATATTTCTTTTTCTTTCCAGTGGTTTCATCAACAAATTCTTTTTCTCTTTCAACTACATATTTGATAAGCTGATTTTTCAATATTTTTTCATACTCACCGATAATCACAATATTAGGCATATAATCTTTAATAAGAGTACATGAACTGAATGGTAAACATCTCTGAGCTTCATATTTAGAAATAACACATTCATCAATTTTAATATCCATCTGAGTAATCAAATATAACTCATCAAAAATTTCATCACATACAAATGCAGTTATTCCATCTTTACCTTGTGAAGCTGATTTACCAAAACGAGAATAGTGGATTCCATTATATGTGAATCCATCATTTAGAATTTTTCTAAGAGATTCTTCCTGTTTTGGATTTTTCTTTGCTACAACTAACATAAGTTCATTTATATGAGATGATGATTCACCACGAAGTCTCTGAATCTGATCAAATAAAGGAGAGTCGCCTTGTTTGATCAGATATTCTTTTTTGATTTCTGTGTCTCTATTAATCTGAATGTTAAAATCTCCATCAATAAGTTCTCTTATTGGGATTTTAACTAATGTATATTGTACCTTTTTTATAATGATTCACCACCTTAATCTAAATTTTCCCAAAATTCATTTTCAGAATCATATCCACCATAATCTAAGCTCTCTGCGAATTCATGAGATGATTTTGTAGATGCTTTGCAATAACATTGCTCCAATTCAGAACATTCTTCACATCTGAAATTGCTGTCAAATTCACATTCCGAAAGTTCATCTATGATCAATTCTTTCATTTCTTCAACATTGTCAAAATTATTATTCATATAAATTTACCTCCA